ATGCGCGCCCCTGCAACAGCCGCAGCATCGGAAATGCCGAACCGGACGATGTAGGTAAACCCACCCAAGCCTGACGCGCCGCCTGTCGTGAATTGATAGACGCTAACGCGCCAGTTGCCTATCGCCGCCGCCGTAGCCGCAGAGACATAGCCCAGCCTGCGCATCCGCGTGAACTTGTTGGTCGTTGCCACGTTTCTAGCCGTGGCTGTGAATGCTGTAATGGTGGGGGCAGTAAATCCGAACACGCCAGGAACCGTAGTAGCGTTCCCCGGCGGCGCCCAATATCCGATCTTGTTGCGGGCCAGAAACGGCTGGATAGAAGAATCCATGCCAGACGGTCCGATGAATGCTGGGAGCATCCGGCCTGCTACGGTTCGGCAGAATATCCGCACAGTGCCCGCAGAAGGCGCGCTAGGGCTTGATGCCGCCAAGTCGATAGGATCGCTCGGGTTGAATGTCCCCGTCGCTCCTGTAGCACCTGTTGAGCCTGTAGGGCCTGTAGGGCCTGTAGGGCCAGTGCTGCCCGTTGCTCCAGTAGGGCCAGCCGGTCCTGTGTTTCCGGTGGGGCCTGTGGCACCTGTGGCACCCTGAATCCCCTGAATACCTTGGGGACGCGTCGCGCCAGTTTCGCCTTGCGGTCCTATTGAGCCTGTAGCGCCCGTGCTTCCTGTGTTGCCAGTCGGTCCAGTCGGCCCCGTATCGCCCTGTGGTCCTTGCGGACCATCTGCCCCAGCTGATCCTGTATTGCCTTGGATTCCTTGCGGTCCTTGCTCGCCTTGCGCGCCAGTCGGACCCTGCGGACCTTCAGGACCAGCCGAACCTGTTGCGCCTGTCGCCCCTTGCGGGCCTGCCGGACCCGTAGCGCCTTGCGAACCTTCCGGGCCAGTGTCGCCGGTCACATAATCCAGCGCAACCCAGCGTGAAGCCCCGTCACCCACTTTCAGGCGATTGGTGTCAGTCTCAAAGCCGACCTCGCCAGATAGCAGAATCGGGTTGACTGAAATCCATTCCGCCGCCGCTCCCTTGCGGAACTGAAAACGCATCTTCATGGTCCGCCTTCCATCACGATGGTTGTATCTGTCGGCTCCATGATCCCCGATGAGCAGGGAAGCGTCTGGTATTCGAGACCGCTGACAGGATCGGACAACACGCCTTCGATGTTGTAATACTGGTCACGGAAAAGAATCCGCATCCCGGCATTGATGTCGCTACGCCGCCTGATCGTGATACGGGCCGTGACCTTCGACTGCATTTGCTGCGCCGCGATGAATTCCTTGGCGCTCAATGGCTCGACAGAAGCCCACATGAAAGCGACATGGCCCCAAAACGTCTCGCGGTCGCCGTTGCTGTCAAGAATCTCAACGAACTCTTGCAGTTCAACCTGATGGCGGAGTTTTCCGGCTGCGAGTGACATTAGATTGCCGTCGGTTTGCGAATGCTTGCGAGCAACGACGTAGCGCCTTTGGATAAGGTGTAGCCATAGCGCCCGCTGTATAGTTCTCCGGTCGCTGTGTGCTCGCCTTCGCCTTCCCTGAACCGGAATTGGAACGCCAGCTCGACTAGGGTAGCGGCACGCACAACAGGCTTTACCGTTGGCTCGCCAGCGGAATTCAGAGCCGGAAATGGTTCGCCCGCGCTATCCAAGATCGGATCGCCTGCGGAGTCCAGTGCCAGCACATACAAACGCCAGTCATCCTTCAGCCACGTAGCGACAGCTTCAGATATGGCGGGAATGAAGATATCCAACCAGCCGTCATCGGCTCCGCCTGAACTTGTCGGTTCGTCCAGCCGTAGCTGGTAGCGGGCATCTTGGTGCGTTACGAGGTCCATCATTGCAGCTTCACCGGCTCGCGTGGTGTAACGTCCTTCCCATCCTTCCCGCGTGCGCCGTCTGCGCCCTTACGCGCTGCCAACTGCCAATCCGATGCCTGATAGCTTGGCGCCTCAGACGTGGAGCGTTTAGCGAGCCACAAATGCCCGTCGTGAGTGGTGAACTCGCCAGCCTTGGCGGACATATTCGGACCCCAGAATCCGATGTGCTTGAACTCGGGGATTGGGAAGCTGATGGACTTCGATTGATCGCCGCGCGTGAACTTGAATACCGCCGAACCGTCTACTAGCTCAACTGAGGCATCCTCGAATCCGAGACCATCCTTGCCGTCTGTCCCGTTGGCCCCATCCTTTCCGACGAACTGGCCCAAGTCCTTTGTAGTGCCATCGCTCAGGACCGCCAGCAATCGGCCACCCTCTGCGCGGAATAGGTCTTTTACGTCCAGACCATCGCGCCCCGGAGCACCTTTCTCGCCAGCGATTCCGGGAATGCCTTGTGCGCCGTCCTTACCGTCAACACCGTGGCGGATAGGATTCGCTTCCATATGCTTTGTGACCGCTTCCGCAGCCTGCAATGCCATGATAGGAACGATCTCGGCACATGCGGCCAACTCCCGCACGACATCCGCAATGTCTATCGGGTCGGCATCGGCTCCCCTTTCGCCAGGATCACCCTTCTCGCCTCGCTCGGGCTGCCGCACCTCCAATTCCTCGATGCGCTTAATCAGCGGCTCCACCGCCTCACGAACGATGGCACCCATCGCCTTGCCGAACTCAACCGGATCAATCATTGCAATGCCTCTTGGCGTGTCGATGCGATAGCCTTTAGCATGAATAATTCGCTGGCCATCCGTTTCAGTTCATCATCAGGGGTGTCTGCCGTTTCTTCTGGATCATCTTCCACTGGGTCTTCGATCACGGGTTCGCTCGGATCGGGTGCCGCGTTCGGGGACTTGTTAAGCATGGCTTGTGCCAGCGGCAAGTCCTGTTGCTGCATATATACCGTGTCACCACCTTCCAGCGGCTTCAGGTTGAAGCCCATACGGGCCTCGTTGGGCGTCTTGATGCCACCGCCTACCAACTTGGTCGCAACCTCGGCTTGCTTGCCCACGTCCATGCGCAGCAATGGCTCCAGGTCCATTTCCACGGCAAGGGGCGCGGAGATTTGCAACCCTTCGTCCAGAAGGTTCTCCATCGCCTCGATATGGGCCTGCAATGCGTCGTCGTAGTACAGCAAATTGATCGCATCAACACCCAAGCCAGCCGGGATGGTCCCGATGCCGATCTTGAATGGCGGAATACCAAACGGCTGGCATATCTGCTCATCGCTGTAGCGCATCTGTTCAACAAGCTGCGAATCGGCAGACTTCATGGCAAACGGGGTGAACTTCATATCCGCACCCACTACGGCAATCTTGCCCGCATTGGTGCCGGTGTAGTTCGTCTGCCAGTATGCCTTGACGGCTTCTGCGTCCTTTTCGGACATGCCAGCAGGCGCAGTCAGGATGCCGCCCGGTTGCGCGTTGTTGCCGAAGAACTCTGCGGAACTCTTGAGAATCTTGAGGTTCTTAACCGCTGGCCAGTGCGCCGCACACAACGGGGGCACGCCGATCAACTGGTGATGAAAGCAATTCATCCGGTCATGGATGATTTCACGCGCCGGAATGATCAACTGTTCGCCGGGGTAATTCTCCGGCAGCAGGTTCGATGCGACGTTGTAGTTTAGCTGGTAGAAAACATCCCCGGAGTCAGATACCAAAGGCACGACGTTGCACGGGTCAAGCACATACAGCCGAACAACCACGCCACGATTATCGCGACCCTTCAAAACGTACGTGTTGCCGTGCTGTAGCTTGGACAGTATCCACGCCTCTCGGAACTGTTGCGCCGTCTGGTAGCCATTAGGCTTGCGCAGGACCGGCGAGTAGGCAGGGTTCTCAACCGTCTGCCAGATTCCGTTCGATCCCTCTTGCTTCAGATCAAACGGCAGCTTGCCGATGTCGCTAGAGATTCGGTTAAGGCAGGCGTAGAGGGTCGGGTAGCAAAGGAGCGTCCCTTGCTTTTCAGAAATGTTCGCCTGCCACGCACCGCTAAACGGCTCCATGATAGTGCGCCATCCATCGCGCCAACCATCAACAGCGTGCAGCGCCTTTTCTTTACGCCCGATCTGTAAACCGAAAATTTTCATGTCATTCCGTGCTAGGGGCGCGTCCGGGACGCTTGCGCGGGGTGCCGTCTGCCTTTCGACCCCATGGAGCCTCGTCTTGGTCGCTCACGATGTCCGACACGGAAACGTAGACGACTTCCTCGTCCTCCGCGTCATCCTCGACCACGGAATCTGCGCTCTCCGTCTCCCCTGAATAGCTATCAGCGATAGCGGCAAGGGTGACGGCATTCGGCTGCATATCGCGAGTCTGGTAAGTCTGCGAACGGGCCTCTGCCAGTTTGCCGACCTTGATCAGCAGATTGGCTGTCTTGTCGCGCAACTCAAACACGTCGCCCGGCTGATGCTTGCCGAACTTTCGGCCAATGGGTGTTACTAGCATTTGTCACCTCAAAAGAGGGGCGAGGCCGAAGCCCCGCCGCTCAAAGTCACACTCAGCAGCTTGTCGGGAATCCGTCGATCCATTGAATGGCACCCGAACGGCGGGGGCCCCACCAAATGAATCTTTCCGCCCTGAGGGCAATGCTATTAGTTTGCCACATGGACACAAGGTTCGTGCCCGAAGCCACAACCGACGGATTCGACGAACCTGCCGGGGTATCCGACATTTCAATCGACGCCTGTTCGGAAGCATCCAAAGTCACGCTGCCATCGTCAGCCAGGAAGATTTCAGACTCATCAACCAGGATGAACGGAGCACCAACCGATCCGCCATTCTGCGCAAGGTACTGCGAGACGCGGAGCGGGATACCGTCAAGCGTTCCGCCAAACGGGGTGACGCCCGTGAACGCCGGATTACCCAGTGCATCGCGGGTGAACGACAACAGGCGAGCGACAGCAGGCGTGGTGTAATACGCCGGACGTGCGCCGATGTTGGTCGAATCCCACGGTGCCCACAGGCGCAGCAGCGCGCAGCGGATGTCGTCCGGGTCAAGCGATGTCGGGCCAGCGACCGGCGCGACGCCGTTCAACAGGCCAGCAGGCGAGACGTTCGCAACGGCAGCCACATCGGGATCGAACAAGTCCGAATCAATGCGGGCAATCACGGCATCGGCAATGGTGTCACGCACCAATGCTTCAGCGGACGGATCGGAGAACCGAGCCAACTCTTGCGTGATAACGGCAATCGCGGCGACCTTGGTGTAAGGAATCGTGGTCGCGTTGAAATCCGTCTTGGTGACGGGCTTTGCTTTACCCTGTCCGACCCAGTACGCCGTGCCGCCGCTGGTCTGGCCGGCAATGCGGACGTTGAACGGAACCGGGCGGAACTGAGCCTGACCGATCAAGGTGCGCGGGCGCAGGTATTCGATGAAGTCGCCACCGAACGTGTTGGCATACACCAGCGGGGAAGCCCACGTTGCGTTCAGCGTGTCGCCAGCCGCCACGGTCGCCTTCATGACGATCATCTGCGACAGGTTCGCGCCTTCCTTCTGCGCCTTCAGGGTCTGGACAACGGACTCGGTAAGCGGGTAGTGCTTCTCGGCAAAGCGGAACGCCTTTTCGTGGTCGCCCTTCGCGGCGGTCAAGCACATGGCATAGCGGGCAAAGGCAATACCCTTGTCCAGCTTCTCGGTCTGCTTCAATTCAGCAGGCACGAACGTGCGGCCACTGCCGTCTGCCTTGGCATTCGCGTTGGCGTCTGCCTGATCGTTCACTGGCCGTGCCGACTTGGCCTGCATGGCCTCCAGCTTGGAGTAGCGAGAAATATCTTCGTCGAGATTCTTGATCTCGGTTTCGACCGCATCGAATTCCGACTGCTCTGCGGTATTCATCGAACGATTTTCGTCCATCGACTTCTGAGCGACGACGTTCATCCGCTCTTGAGCAGATTCACGCGCAGCCTTTACACCGGCAAGATGCTCGGCGACTGTTTTACCAGACATGGTGATTTCCTTTGGTAGCCTCGCCTCTCGGCGATGCGGATAATTTGGTCCGTCTCACGACGGTCTGGCAGGCATGCGGTTCCTTTCCACGGGAACCTAACCCCTTCCACGGGATGCCTGCAAATAACTAGGTGTTGCGCAGACGGAATGACCCGTCTGGATTCATCAGCGTCTTGATCTCTTGGCGTACGGGCCTGATTTCATAGCCGCCGTTGATGATTCTTGGGAGTTGTGTATCGTTCGCCTTGATCGCGTCAATCACATCACGCGGCAATGTGCCGTCTCGCATTGATTTGAATGACGTGATCACAGCTTCAGGAAGTGCGGGAATCGAAACGCTAGAAAGTTCATAGACTGAAATCTCTTGGTAATCAATGCCGCCCTTTTCGTTGTATGCGTATTTGAGAGGCTGGAATCCGATGCTAACGAATCGCACGATTCCAAGCGCAATCTCTCCCCACGCGGTATCAAGCCGATCCTTTAACGGACCCGGCTCATCGTGCTGGGGAATCTCAGCCTCAAAAGCAACGCCTTTCTTCGTGGGCTTGTCAAACCAAACCTTTCCGATTGGGGAATTTCTATCGTGCTGATGAAGTAGAACAAGCGGGTTGACGAATGAAACGCCAAGCGGATTCACGGAATCCATCATGCGATCAACGGTAGGGGTGCTCGCTATCCCTGAGAATTTACGCTTCCCAGACTCAAGGGACTTGACCTCAAAAGCCGAGTAAGCCCTGTTCGCTATGTTGCTCATTACTTTTCGCCTTCCGAATCTTTGGGTTTTTCTTGTGGCTGGGGCTGTGGCGTAAACCTACGCTTCACCCTGTCTTTCAATTCGCGCAGCTTCTGCCTGCGCCGCTCACATGCTGAACAGGCCATCTAGCCCACCGTAAACATTAGGAGAGGCTTTGCAACATCGTTGACATTCTGCGCAGCGCCACCCATCGCCATTGCCAGCGCAACCATTCCATCAATTCGGCCAGTCGCCTTGCTCTTGTCCAGCTTCCGATTGCCAGCAGGGTCGCGGGTCACAATCGCGTTTGCCGCGCACATCGTCATGATCGGGTTTGCGCCATGCCGAACATTCTTGTTTGCAAACTCAGACTCCAATGCGTCTAGCGCCGGGGTCATGTCCTTGAATCCTTGGCCGAATGGCTCTAATGGCAACTCTGCGCCGATCCTCGCCAGCTCAGCCTTCAGCACGTCAATCCGCCAACGGTCGAAGTTGATCCGAATCACATTTCGGCTTGCGCAATACTCAGCCAGCCAGCGGGCGACCTGCTCATAGTCAACCGAAGCGCCTGGGGTCAGTTGCAGGAAACCGTCTTTAGCCCATACGTCATAGGGCACCCGGTCACGCCTTGATCGCTCCAATACACCGGACTGCGGCGCAAAGAACGTCGCCTCAACCTGCCAGACGTTTTCATGGTCCTTTGCTACTGCAACAATGGCCGTCAAGTCATTACGGCTCGAAAGGTCAAGGCCCATATAGACCTCGCCAAACTGAATCGCATCAGCGTCAATCGGACCAGAGCATTGGTCCCATACCGTTCGGGCCATGAACGGATTGGTCAGGTTCACACGCTGATTCAGCACCAGATTCCGGTAGGCTGATTCGCTGGACGGCATACGGCGGGCAGATTCGGCCTGCCTGAATACCTCGTCCTTGTTCATGAACGCATCAAAATGCGGGTTGGCTTGCCGTATCGCCTTCTCGCTGAATGGGTCTAGATTCTCGTCTGCGGTATAGAGCCGGACCTTGACGGTTGGATCTTCGCCCCGCTTGGCATCCTCAATCAGTACCGATAGCAGATCGGCATCAGTCGGGGCTTGGGTTGAAATGACAATCGACAGCGGTTCCTCTTGGGCACCTGCCGCCGTTTCAATCGCCTCATATAGCTCAGACCGTGGCCCGCGAACCTGCCCCAATTCATCATGGACCGCAAAGGCTGGGGACAGACCATAGGCCGTCGATGCCTCGGCGCTCAGCGCCCGGTACAAGGTGCCCAACTCGGCACATGCCAGTTGCTTGGCCGTGTCCCTGACAACCACGTACTGCGACAAGTCCGGAGACATGCGAACCATCTTGGCAGCCAGCGCGAACAACACGCCAGCCTGATCCCGAGACTGCGCCGCGCTGAACAACTGACTGTTTGGTTTAGCTTCCGGCCCAACAAGGTGCAGCAACAACAACATGGCGGACATCGCCGTTTTGGCGTTCTTACGCGCCATCGACAAGATGAACATCCGGGTCGGGCTATCGTATATGTCCCGCATCCATGCCCGCTGGTCCTTGCTCAGCTTGATCGGCTTGCCTACCAGCTTTCCTTCAGGAACCCTGCAATGCGCTTCGATCCAGGCTATATTCCGATCCGACCGCCAAGACTTCTTCAGCTTTGCCACGGCTTCCCGCCACCCGCGACCTTCCTAGCCGCCGTGCTTGCCGTCTGTGGCGTGTACCGGGACTGCGGGGTTAGGCGCAGCTTGGTACCGGTCGATAGCACCCGCTTGGATTCCTTGTCCCGCATGTCCAGCCACGTCTTGAGCATCCCGTCATCAGCCAGCTCTATCGCCGCATTGATCCGGGCCTGTAGCATGTCGCACATGGACACGGCCCGCACGTATTCCTTCAGCAACGGGGCGCTGTCCTCCCCGAACCAGTCAGCGGGCTTGGAATCGACCACGCCGCGCCATAACGCCATTTCAGCAGCGGACAAGTCGTCGGGAATTCCCACGCGAGCGAGCGGGGTTACCTGCACCACGGAAAGGCTGGCGGATGACTTTCTGGCCATAATTAGCGAACTGGTCGGTTTGGGTTTGTGTGGATTTAGGT